AAGTAGAAAATACTCCTTTTTATGCTAGAGATTCAGTTTTTAAGTAAAATAAAATAAAAGGAGGGAGTTTATCTCCCTCCTACTTTATTATGGAGAATGTGATGCGTGTAGTTGTACGAAATAGTCTTAAAGAGAGATTTCCTGCATATTCTAATATGCCAAGTACATATGAGTATGAGGGAGAGTTAGTAGCTACTCCTAAATGGGTAGATTATCCTGCAATTGCATTATCTACTGGTACTAAGAAGTTTCCTTTTAGACTTATTGCACACAGTGACATTATAAGCATGGATGGAGAGAATGTCAAGCTAAATGTGCCAAAAGAAACAAAAAAAGTTATCCAGGTTACTGGTTCTAAAGGTGACGTGTATACTGTGACTATTGATGGTACTCATAAGACTTGTACTTGTCAGGCTTTTATGTTTCGTCGTAGCTGTAGACATATTGTAGGTGTAGAATGAGTCTTGATGACTTTATGGTTAATCATATAGAAGTAGAAAGACGTAATAGAATCCGTCTTTCACTTGCAGCATATGCATATGAGTTTGAAAATACCAGTATTATGTCTGATGCAGATTTCGATAAGTTAGCATTGCAAATTAATCCAGAATTAACTACAATAGAAGAATATCAACTACCTGAACAAAAAGACAGATATAAAGTGTTAGATAGGTTCTTTCAGAATGAGTTTCAACCTGATACCGGACAATGGATTCATAAGCATCCAGAATTAGACAGGCTGGCTAACTTATATAATAAACTGTGGAGAAAGAAGAATGTACTTTCGTAGACGTAAGGTTATTAACTTTAGAGAACCTAAACCTGTTGTTAATCCACTTATTGCATTTGAATGGAATAGAGTTATAATAGAGACTGATGATGGTACTGTTCTAGTAGTAGAAGAAAAACCTAGGAAGAAACGTAAGGTACGGGAAGAAGATGAAGATTGATACAAAGTGTTCGTTTATCAAACCAGAGATGATTGAAGTATTCGAGAGAGAATACAATGCAAAGTATATTCTTGAGACTGATCTTTTAAACAAAGACAAGTATTCTGGGGCTACGTTTTGGGCTAATATTCCTGGTGCTATCTTCTATACAGAGAAGGCTCATCCACGAGGATCAAACTACTTTGCATTATACTTTAACGGTGACACACTTATGATCACAGATGGTCTACCATCTATTAAGGATGTTATCTTTAAAGGAATAGAGGCAGAAGGTGAAGTAGTATATTCACGATATCGTCATGATTATAGAGAGGGCAAGAACGGTGCTTTCGTTGATGGGGGACGTGATTACTTCCGCTATGGGGGTGATCAATTTAATGACTACAACATTGTTAAGTTCAAAGTAGTAGAAGATCGATTGGAGATTATAGAATGAAAAAGTATCTTACAGCGTTAGGTGTATGTCTGGCTCTTGCTGGTTGTACAAGTGATGCAGACGTTGCATCACATAATATTTCTCGGGCAGCAGATATGTTTGAGATTAATCGTCGTATTGTGTTTTATAATGGTATCACTGGTGAGTATATGTTAACTATTGAAGGTCTTTGTTCGCTGGGTAATTATGATAAATCGCGTGAATTGTCAGTTACTTGTAAGACAGGACCAAAAGAGTTTAAGAAACACTTTCTCGGGTTATCTGATAACGTAACATATTTTGCAGAGCAGATTCAACCTTCACAAGCAAGCATGTATCACTATCGTGTGATCTTTAAGCCTGCTTCTATTCTTCCTAATATTGATATTAATCCATAAGGAATATAATATGAACAGACGTAAATTTTTTGCATTCTTACCCGTAGCTCCTCTTGCATTAGTTGCTGAAGGTGCAAGAGCAGTTACAGCTGATGGGGCTCCTATTCAGGAAACATTAAAGATTGTTTTAAATGGTGCTAAAAAGAAAGAGCCTACTAAAGTAGTATCAAAAGGACTTTCTTGGAATGTAACATTTGCAGGTGCTAATGACGATCCTACTAAACAAGTATCAATGGCAGTAGGTAATGATGGCAATCTTTGGTTGAAGCGTACAGACGGTGAATGGAGAAAGGTAGTAACAGAATGAATATTGATTTCTTTCCAGTTAGTGAAGAATCAAAAATATATCCTCCTAAACCGGTCAAATTTAATTTACCGGAATGGTATAAATCTTTAGAAACTCTCGACTTTACATCTTTGGATGATTTCTTTAGTAAGCATCGTTATAAGACGTCTGATCTAAACCCGCATACTGTAAAGAAATGCGTACCGGTTTTAGATTATCTTACTAGCGGTTATTTACTATCATTTGTTAGTGATGTCTTCGTATCACCTAACGAATCTAAAGATGGCATAAAAGGTTTTAGCTGGAATACACCAGGTAGTACTACTGATGTTATTAGTGATGGACATCCACACGGACAATGTCCTATCTCTATTAATAACTCTAAACATCATTATATTAAGTTTGGACCGTCATGGGCTATTAAAACTCCTCCTGGTTATTCCTGTCTATTCTATCAACCGTTCTATGAGTTTCAGAGTAACTTTAGGTTGTTTCCTGCAATAGTGGATACAGATAGTTTTGATTCTACTATTAATTTTCCAGGCTATCTAACTACTAATAAATCGTTTATGATTAAATCAGGTGATCCTTTAATGGTAGTTTTACCTTTTAAAAGAGATGATTGGAAGATGAATATACATAATGATTTACATAATATGAAAAACACTCTTTTTATGAGAAAACTAGCAACTAAATTTTTTGATGTTTATAAAGATGTATTTCACAGTAAGAAAAGATTTGATTAAGAGGTATTAATATGAGCAAGCTTGTAGAAGAAATCTTAAAGAATGAAATTGAAGTATTAAAGTCAAAGTATCTCCCAGAAGATACTGGTCATCTTCGTACTGCTGTAAATGTATTAGAAGAGCGTATTAAAGAGCTTCCAGTAAGCGATCAAGCTTACTTTACTATGCATAATATTCAGATCGGTATGATGGAACAGTTTAATAAAAAGCTCGATACATTTAATAATGAAAGAGAAGATCTATGGAACCGCCAATGGGCTTTAGACAAGTCTATTGAATGGTGTAAACATATTAATGAGTTGATGGGTTCACCAAATTATAAAGTAGATGGCGATGGTAGAACTATGACTAGCAATGATGTTTGTGATATTGCTAATGATTTTTATAAGTGGCTTTATAAGGATAACAAAGCATGACAATGGAGAAATATGTAGAAGGTTTAAAAGAACTTCTTCCAGAACATTTTATTGATAGTATCAAAGATTGGAGTGTATCGGATAGGATGTACGTTTCTCTTCATTATATTCAGATTAAACAGATGGAAGAATATAAAGAATCACTTCGAGAGCTCAAAGCATTAGTACACGCTAAATGCAAGTAAAAGAAAAGGGGGCCGAAGCCCCCTTTATTAGTTGAGCAGGTTGATCCTGCTTTTTATTACATGATGTTTGAAACAATAACTCTGCGATAGTATGAGTTAGTGTTTGATACGATAGTTCCGTCTGAAAGATTTGGAGTACCTTGTACTGAACGAGCAAATGGGTTTGCAACCATTCCGTAACGAGTCTTGAATCCAATCTTTGGTTGGAATGTATCTTGGCCAACAGCACGAACCATTTGTAGTGGTACGTATGGGCAATAGAAGAGACCAGCGTCGAATGCATTAGCACCCTTATAGCCAACTGTCATATAGTTGCCAGTAGTATATGGGTCAATGTAAACGCGGAAGCGACCATTGAGAACACCAGCGAATGTATTACCTGTATCATCAACTTGAAGGTTGTTTGATGCAAGAGCTGGAGTATAGTCAAGAACACCTGCCATCTGAAGTGCTGAAGCAACGTCTGAAGAACAAATTACGATATTTGCCTTACCACGACGAGTATCCTTAGCAATCTGATTAGCTTCGCGTTCCATGTGGAACATCAAGCCCTTGAACTTTTCAACTGACCAACGGCCATTTGAGTCTGTATCAAGGTCGAAAGTACCAGCTGTAGTAGTACCTGTTTGAGCACCGTTACGAGCTGAAAGATTGATTGTACGAACTACTTCACGATTGATTTCAGCAAGAATTTCTGACTGAAGAATGTTAGCAAGTTCTGTTTCAGCGTCAAGACCATGAACTGCCTTAAGGTCTTGTGCGAGTTCGATAGTGTATTCAGCTTTCAAAGCACGTGACTTTGCAGTTACTGAAACCTTATCAATTGAGAAAGCCATTTCTGGGAATGTATCAGCTGAACTACCAAGACCTTCTAGAGTTGATGTTGCCATACCACCTTTGAAGTTATAAGTAGCTGCACCTGAAGTACCAGCGAATGCACCTGAAGTACCAGTGTGTGCACCACCGATTGTATTAGCACCTGCACCATTGAATTGGTCAGTTGAATATTGTGTATTTGCTTCATCGTAGAAAGCTTCTGATACACCTGAACCAAGAGCTTCTCTTGAAGATGAGTTGGCATATTGTGAGCGCATTGCGAAGATAAGACCAGTTGGTCCTGTCATTGGCTGTACGCCGCAGATGTCGTATGCAATAAGGTTAGGCATTGCACGACGAATCAATGAGATAAGAATTGGATCGTAACCAGCAACATGAGTACCACCTGAAGAACCATATCCGCCAGTACCAACTGCGTTAACTGGTGTTTCAGTAAGGAAGCCAGATTGCTGAGCAGCACCTGATTCCATTCTCATAGCAGCTTCGGTATTCTCAAGAAGCTGAGCAATTACGAAACGCTTGTGACTTTCTGCAATCTTAGGAAGATCTTCGTGCTCAAGCACTGGCTTCCACTTTGCAACTAACTGTTCATTAAAACCGTTCATTTGTGTCTCCTTTTAGAGTTTACTTAAGATATTTATAGTTTACTTACTTTTTAGAATTTTTTGCGAGAGAAGAAACATACATTTGCATCACTGGATCAAGTGATGGACCCTTTACAGGTTCCTCCACAGTTTCGCTAAGAAGTTGATCCTGTGCAACTTTAACTTCCGCATTCTTAGGGAAGTATGTTTCTTTTATTACGGAAACCTTCTTGCGAAATTCTTCAACATCAGAGAAACTTACAGCTTCAGTGAGCTTTGCGAATTTCTCTTTCTGTGTATCTGTCATTCCTTCAGAAAGACCGTCAGTGATATCCTTTACTTCTTTTTCACTTACAATCTTTGAAAGGCTAATGTTCTGATCAGTCAACTCATTTACCTTAGCAACGAGTTCTTCGATTTCAGAAGCCATTGATTCTACAACGTCAACCTTTTCATCAGGAATGTTAACATAATTTTCTTCGAAAACAGTCTTCAAACCATTCATGAATGATTCTGCAATTTGAGTCTTGATGTTGTTTTCAATTGCGAGCTTGTTTTCGGCAATCCATTGTGCAACTGCATAGTTGAGATAATTGTCTACATTCTCAACCATTTCTTCTTTAATTTCATTGATTGATTCTTCAAGAGCTTTTTCATGAGCTTCAGTGAGTTCTGCAGAAGCAGCTTCATACTGATCTTCAAGTTCCGCTACACGAAGATTAACACGTGTTGATACAGCAGCTTCAAATAGTGATTCCACCTTTGTTCTGAAATCTTCAGAAAGATCTGATGAGTCACCGAAAAGAAGAGCAAGGTCTTCTTTTACTGATGCCATTGAATCAGCAGGCTTACCAGATGATTTAATGGTTGCCTTATTCTTTTCTGAGTTATCACCAACTGCACCTGCAGCTGCCTTTACTGCAGCATCGGCTTCATCTGGTGTTGTTGCATTTGGGTTAGCTGGTGCTGAACCAATACGTGCAATAAAATCTGCTAGTTCACCCTTATCAGCCTGTGTTGCATAAGCAACCATTTTTGAAATAAGGTCAGAACGTGACACATCTGTAGGTTTTGAAGCAATAGTAGCCATGTTAGACGCAGCGTCAGCTTCGTTAACCTCTACTTGATCTTCAATCTGATTAATATCGTTACTCATTAGTTTCTCCTTAAAGTTGTATAAATTATTTATCTTTTTATAGTTTTGAAAGGAAATGTTGGAATACTCTCAATTTGGCTTCACTTAAATCCGCTTTAGGAGTCTCTTTAATAATCTTTTTATGAGCCTCAACTGTGCGGGTTTTAATAATTCCGTTATCCCAAACCCAGTCAACACCTTCCATGACACCATTTACATAGGCATCAGGTGCGGAAGGATCTGCTACAACGTCAGCAGCAGTGGCAAGATAAAAATCATCCTGAACTACATTTATTCCATCAATTTCTTTTACTGATCCAAGACCGCGTGTTGATACACCTACTTGAACACCACCGTCAATTAGATTCTTTACAATCTGACCCATTGGTGTTTCAAGAACAAGAGCCTTACCTATGAAATCATTACCTGTTTCTTTGAGTTCTGTAATCTTAATACATACACGGTCAAGATTGATAGAAGGTCCATTTGGATGACCTAATTCACCCATTGCTCTACCCTTATCAATATAATTTTCAGTATATCTTTGAACTTCACGAGCAACAGTCTCTTTCATATATCTTCTATTATTACGATTAGTGACTTCAGTCTGAATAAAAGGACCTGAAATGAAAAGCTTGCTTGCTTTTCCTTCTTGTGATTCTTCTTTAATAATCTGAAGATTTTCGTTTAATTCAGTAATGAGTTTCATTTTTAGTTCCTATAAGCTATTGATACAGCTTTTAAATTGACACCTGCTAAAGTATCAGTTGTTGATTTCTCAATTGTTACTGCTTCATAAGGTCCAAGAGTAACATTAGCATAGGTTGATGTAGTATTAGCAACAGTACAAACAGTCAATGAGTTATTAGCGTTTACAACTCTAACAACTTTCGCAGAGTTTACAGTATTACCTGTTGTATTAAGCGCAATCTCTGTGTTTAAAAACTTATACACTGCTGACATTATTAGTACCCTTGGTTGCTAGCAAATTGAAGTAGTTTTTCAATACCTTCTTCAGTCTGCATCATTTCGTCAAATATTTCTCTGTTTTCTTCTGATAAATTATCATATAGATTATTTAGTGTTTTTTCTTCTGCCACGGAATATTTTCCTTTACCGTAGACTGTATCTTCTCCACCCGATGCAACATTACCTAATGTTGGGGGTATTTTAAATTTTTGCTTGAAAGCTTGTGGTGACATAGCCTGCATTCTATCGCAACTATCTTTAGTCATATCATGACTAGCACCTTTAGGTGCTCCTTGACCTTCTCTTTTTTCCTCAGCTTCTTCACTCTTAGCAGGATCATAATAAGTTACGGCTTCTTGTGCATCTACAATATCTCTATGAGAATGTGATTTACCTGCTTTTACAATTCTATAAGATCCATCAGCCATTCTTCTCTTTTGAATGATGATATGACCAGTACCGGCTGGTGAAGTAGTTGGATCAACTGCTTCAGCTTTCATCTTACCAAGAGATACTTTAGGACGAGCTGCATCTTCTACTGGCTTACCTGATTTAACAGTAGCCATGAATCTATCATGTGAATGAGAAAGACTGTTTTGTAATTTTTCTCTGTCAGCTGGTTTAGCGGTATTAGCAAGCATTGAAAGAGCTTTGTTTACATGTTGAACATGAACTTGCTTCTTTTCACCATTATTGAAAACTAATGAATGGTGTTCACCAACTGGCTTCTTTCTCATCTGGTTTACAATATTCTTATCGGCTTCTTGTTCACCACCATCACCTGATTTAGAAGCAGCTTGTTGACGATGCCATGCAGCTGAACCAACTTTTGCTGGACGACCACGACCTTCTTCAATATTTTCAACTTCTTCATTCTTTACAAACTTAATGATTTTCTTAGCATCAGAAGTAGATGTTTTCATACCAATCTTTCCTCTTAGGTCTATAACCTTTTTAACGGCAACCTTCTGAGGTTCATTCATCTTTGTTTCATCAACCTGTTCAACTTCGTCTACTTTCATTGAATTAAATTCCTCTGTTTTTTGTTTTTCTGAAGTTGATAAATTACTTTTTGGCATTACTTTAGCAGATCTACCATTCATTGGACCATTGAAATTATTAATTTTACTTTGAATCTGTCTGGCTGCAGATTCAATGTGTTTAGCATTGGGGTCTCTTCTATTTGCTCTTACAATATGAGTACGAACTATCTCAGATCTATCTTCTTTTTCTTGAGAATTGTTTTTTGTTTTAGAAGTTACCTTGGCTTCCATTTTAAACTTTCTTACCTAAATTAATATTTTCAAAAGCTTTTTTAAGAGCAGGACTGTTAATTGAAAGATCTTCTTTTGCAAGAACATGTTTTTCTGGATCTTTAGGATGCTTCTTGAGAACACCTCTTCCAACTAACACGTCTTTCATTGTTACTTTATCCCTAGGAGGGGCAAGTGCAGCAAGATCTTTTTCTTTATCTTCTTCTACTTGTTCTACTTCTTCACCCATACGATTTAAGAAAGAACCATATGTTCCAGCCATTGAATCTGATTGAGTTGGCATCACAGCAACTGGTGCAGGTGTAGGTTGTTCACGGAACATCATGTAGTCATACACAGCATCAATTTGATCTTTAGCACGTGAAATCTTTGATTGTAACCAAGCTTCAAGTTGTTGATCATCAGACATCATACCAGCAAGTGCATCTGCTTTATGAGATAAGGCACGAAGTTCAGCTTTTGCCATTTCACCTTCGTAATCATAATCTACATCTTCAGTTACTTTCTTGGCTTGAGCAGTAGCAATAGCCATCTTCTTTGCCATTGGCATATCAGGATTTTCACGACCAATAGCCTTAGCTATTTCTTCTCTTTTCTTCATTTCTGCATCAGTAAGAGAACGTTCATCAATCTCTTCTACTTCTTCTTTGCGAATTTTTCCGCCTTTTGCAAGATAATCTTTTACTTTATCAGCAGCCATTTTACTTAATGCTGATTTCATTTCTTCACCAGGTTTTCTATAATTTTTCATAGATGGTTTAGAATGACTTATATCTTTATCTTTAGTGTGTGCTGAATCCCAGTTCTTTGAAAGAGCTTCGTCAGTTTGTTCTACTTCTTCTTTGCGCATCTTAGCAAGAACTGCACCTGCTACCTTTTTACCAATTAATTTTGAACCATATTTCTCAGCAGCTGATTTTGCAATCTTTTCAAAATACTTACCAGGTTTACCAATGTCTTTTCCAGCACGAGCAGCTTTAGCTGAAAGAGTTGCTTCATCTACTGTTT